ATAGACAATTGAGCTAATGAACCAGAATCCATCAATGCTTTAGTAGTTGTAACATAATAGCAAGGGCCAAACAATCCTTCTAATACTAACTTATGTGTTTGTGTACCATCTAACGTACCAGTAGTACCAAACCTAAACTCAGCATCTTTTAAATTTGTTAATATTGTTGTAAGCGATTTAGCTTTAAAGTTATGAGCTTCATCACCAAAGACTGCACCAAACTGCTCAAACCAAGACTTTGGTAACTTATAGATTGATTGCCATGTTGATACAATAACACGCTTCTTGATGTCTATCTTTTCTTTGCCAGCATAAATCATATGACATGACTCATCAGCATCAAACCCATCATCATGGCTAGCATAATCTTTAAAGTCTGAATACATTTGTTGTACTAGTGACGTTGTTGGCACAATGATCAATATCTTACGCTTATGGTTCATAAGGTAATATCGTAACAAAAGATAAATGATCATTGACTTGCCAGAAGCTGTAGGTGATATTAGCATTGCTTGTCTATTAACAAGTGCATGTTCAACTGCTTCTAATTGATAATCTCTTGGCTTAACAAATTTGCCATTAGACGTTAGAGTTAGTTCATTAATGAACCCTAAGTCCACTTTATGACTCATTAATGGATAACCATAATAAGAGTCGTGTTCTAGCTCTATTTTATAGCCACGGCCTTCAGCCGCAGCAAATTCATTCAAGTATTTGTATAGTCCACTATATAATTCTTTAGTCCTTGAATCATATAATCTTACTTTACCGTCCCAAAACTTATTTTTGTAAGCAGGCATAAATTTATAGCCAGGAACATAAAAAGTAAAGAAGTCCGTAAGCTCATTCATTACTGAAGGAGATGCTTCTATGTGTAGAAATGCATGATTTTTCTTACGAACTTTTATGATGTCCATTACATTCCAGAGGTGAATTGTCTCCATTTAATGGCATTGGAGATATGAGTATGTCGCCATTTAATGTTTTCTAGTATTTCAGATAAAGTATCTATAACTGATTTAAAATACTCAATTTGCCCCTGAGCTGCTTGAATCTCTTTATCAGAATCATAAAAGTAACCCATGTCACCTTTAAGTACTTTTAATCCATTCATTGGATCATATGACCAGCCTTTGGCATCAATCTCGTCTTTAGACATTTTGCCATTGTACCATAACCACTTATCTTTAAGTAATACTTTAAAGTTAAGTTCTTTTTTCTTGAGTTGCAATTTCATAATTGACAATAGCTCAAGGTATTTAGAATGTAACTTAGGGGAGTCTAACGACGCTGAATCAAGACTCATATCATCAATGACTGAATCTTTTTTCCACATTTCAATAACATCTTCTAGCTTCAACATAATAACGCCTCATTTTATAGTACCTGCTATATTATAACACAGTTTACAGAATTTTGAAATAGGAATACTTAAATGTTACATTTGCAGCAAGATAATCAGCTTCAGTCAGTGTTGCATCAAATTGAACTGAAGATAGGTTAATAGGAAAGGCTTCAACAAACTTAAATTCTCTAGACACGTTATTATGTGAACTCATTACTAATAACGATATGTCTTTATATTTATCAATGCTTGGAGAATCGGGTTGAGTGACTGCACCATACATCCAATCATGTATCTCAATATAGTTTGTAAAGTCTTCATCTACAAGGAAAGATAAGCTAAGATCTGCATAGGTTATCTTATCAGCTGCAAAAGCAATGTTACGCTGGGGTAGATTTAATGGTGCACCTTCAGCAGAGATATCAGGTATCTCTACTCTTTGAACTGAGAATAAAGCATTTTTATATTTTTGCCCATCAATCACTAGCCTAAAGCTAAATGGCATTGCAAAAGAAGGATTTGCATTAAGCGCACTAGATGCACTAAAGTTAACGGTTTTATCGTATATCATAATAATCCACAAAGGTGTGTAGTAGTTTATAGTACTATTTATAAACGAAAAAAAGAGGGACCGAAGTCCCTCCTTTCATCTGCACTGATTAGGTTAAACTATTAACCTTCACCGAGGATGTTTGAAACTTTAAAGATACGATAGTATTGGTTGCTACGAACAGCACCGATATCGCTTTGAGCAGTAGATTGAACGAAAGGATTCGCAACCATGCCGTAACGTGTCTTAAAGCCAATTTTTGGTTGGAATGTATTTTCACCAACTGCACGAACCATTGTGAGAGGAACGTATGGGCAATAGAACATACCAGCATCGTAAGGGCTTGCGCCACGATAGCCAACAGTGATGTAGTTAACTGATGCATATGGGTCAAGGTATACTTTCATACCACCTTGTAATACGCCAGCAAATGTGTTACCAGTGTCATCAACTGTCAAGTTAGCATTAGCAGCTAAAGCAGGTGTATAATCCAACATACCTGAGGCTGAAAGAGCAGCAGCAACATCTGACGAACAGATGATGAAGTTACCTTTACCACGGCGTGTTTCACGAGCAATAACATTAGCTTCACGTTGTAATTGAACTAACATACCCTTGTACTTCTCAACTGACCAACGGCCGTCAGCATCAACGTCCAAGTCAAAGTCACCGGCTGCAGCCAAATCTGTCTGTTGGCAACCGAGCTTAGCACGTGAGTTAATTGTACGAATAAGTTCGCGGTTAATTTCAGCCAAGATTTCAGCAGAAAGAATGTTAGCCAATTCTGACTCAGCATCCAAACCATGAACAGCGCGGAGGTCTTGAGCCAATTCCATTGTGTATTCAGCTTTCAAAGCACGGGTTTTAGCCGTTACAGTAGCTTTCTCAATGGTGAATGACATTTCAGCGAATTCGTTAGTTGTACCATCGCCAAGAGCTTCGCCCTGAGCTGTAGTCATACCACCGCCAAAACCAAAGGCATCAGCAACACCGTCACCGCCAGTAGGAACAACATCAGTACCAGGCAATGAAGAAGAATCCCCACCATGTGTACCATTCTTATTCGTAGCAGTTGTACCTGAGAATGAGCTTGAGCTGTAATCAGTATCGGCTTCGTCAAACAAAGCTTCTGTTGATGCAGTGCGGCTTGCATTGTCGTGATAGCGTGACTTCATTGCGAAGATCAAGCCAGTAGGACCCGACATAGGTTGAACGCCAGCGATATCATAAGCGATAAGGTTAGGCATAGCACGGCGAACTAACGAAATCAGGATAGGATCCCAATTGTTAATAGCACCAGTACCACCTGATGTTGAGTTGGTAGGAGCTGTTTCAACCATGTATTGCTGTTGGCCACGCTCTTCAGCTAAGGCACGCTCTGTGTTTTCTAAAACGGCAGCAGTAACTGCCTTTTTGTATTTGTCGCCAATTGCTGTAGCTGAATCAGCATTCAGAACCGGTGACCATTTTTCTACTAGTGTTTCTGCATTAAACATTTGTTTACTCTCCTATGAGTTATTTCTTGAGTGCATTGAGGTATTGCTGCATCATTGGAGACACTTGAACTTCTTTAGTGTTCTCATCGAGCAACTCTTCCTCTGCTTGGGTTTGTACTGATGCTTTTTTGAAGTAAGATTCTTTGATTGTTTCAACTTTTTGTGCAAAAGTATCTTCAGATTCAAAAGAAATATCTTCGACTAAAGCTTTAAGCTTTTCGGCTTGGGCTTCAGAAAGGTCTTTAGCTAATTCGCTAATAACGGATTGACGGGCATATGTCTTAACAGACTCAACCAAATCAATGTTATCTTGAACAGTTCTATTCAATTGCTCTTCGAGTTCACCAATCTTATCGGCCAAACCATCAACCAAATCAGCTTTCTCTTCAGGTACTTGAATATAGTGTTCAGTAAAGACACCATGTAAAGCAGACATAAACGACTCAGCGATTTCGGTACGAAGACCATTCTCGATTGCCAATTTATTCTCGTCCATCCAAGATTCAACAACATAACCCAAGTAGCCATCGACCTTTTCGACCAATTCTTCTTGAATACGTGTTACTTCTTCGCTTAGTTGTGTCTCATACTGCTCTTCAAGACGCTCAACGTGCTCAGATAACTTTGATGAAAGTGCTGCTTCAAAGATTACTTCAGC